CACTTGCTGATACAACTGCAGAATTGAGGTCAATGAGTGGAGTAAAAGTAGGTGCAAATTTTTATAGATTTGCAACAGGTAGTAAAATTACTACACCACCTTTACTAGGGTATCCTACATTAAATCCAGGAGTTTATGCAGATACTTTGACAAAAACAAGACTAAAATTAGGTCTAGTTTCTAGTGATAGTTCAGGGTTAAAATTTAATAATACTCAAGCTAATTCATTATTTGTCGGGTTACGTGGTGCTTTGTGGGATAAGTGGATAAAGATTGTTGATAAAAAAAGTAAAACCGCCAATAATTTACCAGGTTCAGAAGACCGAGGAAAAAGAACTAGTACAGACGGATTATCAGTAAGATCGGGTACTATTAGAGGGTTACTAGGATCAGGAGGGGTAAAAGCAGCTCATTCCGAAAAAAGTACTCAAGCATCTTTTGTACTTGCTTCTTTGATAGATAAGGCTCCTGCTATGAGTTTTCCAGCACTTATTAATCCTAGGGATATTGGACAAGAAGTACAAAAAAGTTTAAAATTAAGTTATTCAAGACAGAGAACTAAAAGAAAACTTGGAGCTTACACCCAAGCAAATATGGTAGAAGTTCGTTTTGCACGAAATACAGATGAAACTACTGACTTAGGCCCAATAAAAACTGCTATAGAAAAAACTTTAAGAGAAAAAATTAAAGTAGCATTTAAAGCAGGTCTTATTGCAAACATGACTGAAAAAGCAAGTAAACCTTTTACTGAGGCTGCTCAAGAAGATGTAATAAAAACTTTAGTTGATAGTTTTAAAACAAAGAAAACAAGAATTAAAAAGAAAACTAATGCAAAAAAGTTTACTCCTATAAAAGATAATATAGACATTAGGAAACCTTCTAGAACTAGTAAAAAAGCGCAGAGAAGGAATATAAGAATAGCAGGCGCAACAGTTTTTAGACAAGCAAGTGGAAAACCACAAGCAAAACATAAAAGTTTAGCGAGTATAAAGTCTAAGATTAATAGTAGACTACCTGCAGAAGTTAGAAGAAATATGGGTAAACCTGCCTTAACAAATAGAACAGGCAGATTTTCTAATAGTGTAGAGTTAGTGAACTTAAGGGAAGGACCAAAAAGTTTAATAGGGGAGTATACGTATATGCACAATCCTTATAGAACATTTGAAAATGAAGGACAAAGAAGATGGCCTGCAGGTTATAATCCTAAACCTTTAATAACAAAAAGTATAAGGAATTTAGCTTTACAACAAGTAGAAGCAAAATTTACACTTAGGAGAGTATAATGGCACAAAGAACGCAAAGAAAAAAGATAGCCCAAGCTCTCGTAAATAAAATAAAAGAAATAGATGGGAATCATCCTTTTAATTCTAATATATTTAATAATGCTGATTCACACTTAGTATTTTTAGATGAAATACAACAATACCCTAAAGTATGTGTTGTAGCAGGCGACGAGGAAAGAGAATATCAGCCTGGGGGATTTAAATGGAGATTTTTAGAATTAACAATTAGGGTCTATGTAGAAGATGCAAACGACCCTCAAGAAGTTTTGTCACTATTACTCGAAGATCTCGAAAGAGTAATTGACGATAATGACATACTAGTGTATGATGACACAGTTTCACCACACTTACAGGCGACGTCTTTAACGATTGGGTCTATAAGTACCGATGAAGGAGTAATAAGCCCTCTAGGTATAGGAGAAATGAACGTCACCGTACGATATTAGGAAACAGGTAAAGCAGAAAATTCTAGCTAAACCCTTTCCAAAGTAAATATAGGAGATAAGCAAAATGGCTTTAAATCTATCAAGAAATACCTCGGTATTCGTCTCAACTGGTAACGGAGTACACGCAAGTGGTGGCTCAGTACTTAGTGTGGACGGATTCACAGGAGGTTCAGGACATGCTGTAGGAGACGTTATCACTTGTGGAACAACAAGTGGGAGCGGAACAGGATTAAAAGTAGTTGTAAATGCTGTTAATTCTGGTGCCGTTACTTCCGTAGCACTTATTAATAACTTTAGAGGAACAGCTTTCGTAGATAATGAAACTGCTGCTCAATCAGCTACAACAGGTTCAGGTACTGGATTCGCTCTTGTAGTAGACGGAGTTAGCGCTCTAACTGCACAAGGAAGTAGAATAGCTACAGGACTTTTTAAAGGCAACGGAACAGATGCAAATACATTTAAATTAGGTGTATTAGATGGATATAGTTTCTCACAGGGTAGTGATGCTACTGACGTAACAATCAGTGAAGCGGGTGCTGCTCCAAATAGAGGTTCAAAAAGATTCAATGACTCTTTACCACCAGCAGAATGGTCTTTCCAAACTTATGTAAGACCCTTCAAACATGGTTCAAACAGTCATAGATCAAGTGGTACTCATGATATGGTAGAAAATATTCTTTGGGCTGCAATTGCAGGTAAAGATATTACTGGAGGTTCTTTAAGTGGAACTTCAGCAACTGCTGTAGTATGTGACGCAACTGATGCAGATGTATCTTTCGCAAGGTCTGACCACCATGAATTATTGAAACTTTCAATATTCTTTGCATTAGAAAACACAACATACAGATTAAATGAATGTCAAGTAAACCAAGCAGAAATTGACTTCTCAATTGATGGTATTGCTACTATCTCTTGGTCAGGAAATGCAACAACAATCGACCAGGTAAGTACAGCTGTCGAAGACCCATCAAAAGCTATAACAGTTGTTACTGATGGAACTGAAACAATAAGTACAGCATCTACATATACCGAAGCGTATAACTACGTAGATACTACTGCACCAGGCGATGGCGATTACTTAAGAAATAAGTTATCAACTTTAAGCTTAACGCATACTAAAAACTCAGCGGGAGTATTAGAAGTTGGAGCATCAGATAGTACAACTACTTATGATATTAATATCACGGGTGGTTCACTAACTATTGCTAATAACATTACTTACGTAACACCAGAAACTTTAGGTCTTGTAGACGTTCCAGTAGGATCATTCTCAGGAGCTAGACAGGTTAGTGGTTCTTTAACTATGTATTTAGATACTAAGGCAAATGGTTCTAACTCGTTATTATCTGACTTAACAGCAGCTACTGACTTAGTTAACAACGCATTTGATATGAGTCTATTTATGGGCGGCGGGTCTTCTTCTACTCCGGTAGTTGAATTTGACTTACCAAAAGCTCATTTACAGATACCTACAATTGAAACAGCGGACATTATTTCAACAACTGTTGAATTTGCTGCTCAAGGTACTGACTTATTAACAGGAGATGAAATGACAGTTAAATATAAAGGTTTAACAAGTCACTCTGATTCTGCTTACACAACAGACGTCACTGTATAACAATGACAACGTACAATCTACTTCGAGAAAGTAGTGTACACATCGTACACAATGGGAGTCGTTATTTAATTAAAACGACTCCTGAGGTGTCGTTCTCACAAACATTCGCGGAAGATGCATACGAAGTAAAGACTTTGCACGATCAGACAAAGATGTTTCAGGGAACAACTATAACAAAAGCAAATCCTGCGAACTTTAGTTTTGCAGTTCATCTAACTCAAGAGAAGGATGAATCAATCGTAAAAAGTCTTCTAACAGATTACGACATAAGTAATGGAGAACAATTATTAAAATCGTTTGACTTATATATCGTAACTGGAGAAAGCACCTTTAAATTAGAAGGTTGCGTAATTACTCAAGGAGAGTTTAACTTAGCGAAAGGCTCACCACTTATATTAACTGTAAGTGGAGCTGCGAAAAAGTTAAGTAGAGTAGGAAATGCTAGTTATTCGCTTCCAGGTTCTCTGGTAAGCGCCAGTTCAACTAGAACTCCCACCCTATCACTTATAGATGTAGAAGTGGATTCAGTAGATGTACCGAATCTTGCCGCTACAACTTTACAAGTGCAAAACAATATCAATTGGACTCCTTTTGAGACATTACAAAATAGTTTGTCAGTTACTAATGCAGGAAATGCTATGTACCCGACAACTTATACATTAGGAGATAGAGTAGTAAGTGGAAATATTACACAGTATTTAACAAGTAATAATTCTGCTACTTTTCAATCATTTGATACTTCAGCAAATGTAGGAATTAAAACAATAGTTAATAATTCCAACTTTTTAAACGCCAACTTAACAGGTTGTATGTTTACAAAAAGAAGCAATGTTGCTGAAGCTTACACGCAGACAATTGACTTTCGTTTAGTTAATAGTCCCGCAAATTTAGGAACCATTATAACATATTAGGAGAAAATAAATGGATTTAAAATCATTACTGGTAGACAGTAAAACAACTTGGGCTGAGTTCCCAGGACTAGATGGATTTGAAGTAGAGCTTGCAAATTTATCGAGAAAAGAATTAGTAAACTTAAGAAAAAAGTGCACTACAAACAAGTTCAATAGAAAAACTAGAGCGTTTGAAGAGTCTTTAGACGACGAAAAGTTTGTAAATGAGTTTACAGAAGCAACTGTTAAAGGTTGGAAAGGGTTAAAACTTTCATACTTAGAAGACTTAATTTTAGTTGATTTATCAGGACAAGACTCGAATACTGAAATGGATTTCTCTTTAGAAAATGCCAAAGTACTTGTAGAAAACTCATCAGAGTTTGATAACTGGCTCAATGAGGTAGTCTTTGATTTAGAGAACTTTCGTAGCAAACAATCAACAAAAGATACAAAAAAGGCTGGAACTATATCTAAATAATAAAGAAATAGGAATGACCAAAGACCAGTATCT